TGGCTGATGTTGCTGGTTACTCAATCGCAACAGTTCCAACTGATATGACTGGTGTAGCTGGAAACCTTTACCCTGCTGGTAAAGTTTACGGTGTACAAGTTTATGTTGACCCTAACTTATCTTGGGGAGATACAAGACTTGCAATCGGTCGTAAAGGTGCAGACGAAGAGCCTGGAGTTAAATTCATGCCTTACATCATGGCTGAATCTCTTCAGACTATCGCAGAGGGTACATTCTCTCCAAAAATCGGTATGAAATCTCGTTACGCGATTACGGAAGCTGGATGGCATCCTGAAACACAGTATGTTAACATGGATATCCAAGGAGATATCGCAGTTCTTACTGGTGGTGTTGCACCATCAACTGCTAGCTAGTATTAAACTAACTATAAAGGAAAAAGGAATCTTCGGGTTCCTTTTTCTTGTTTATAGGGATAAATAAATAAAACGAACACAAGATGAATAAAGAACAAGTAATCGGAATAATTAGACATGGCCTAACTTTCATTGGGGGTATCTTATTAACTAAAGGAGTAATAGATGAATCTGCGCTAGGCGAAGTAATAGGTGGTGTAATCGCTCTTACTGGTACAATCTGGTCAATCGTTGAAAAAAACAAAGCAAAATAAAAATGGCGACTTTTTCAGCAGCATTATTAGGAATACTAAACCAGCTAAAGGTATTACATTGGCAGACACAGTCTTATGCTAAACACCAAGCATTCGGTGGAGCATACGATGACTTAAATGACTTGATTGATGAGTTCGTTGAAGTTTATATGGGTAAATACGGTAGAATCATTATAGAACAAGATGATTCGATCAATTTAGTAAACATTGGAGAGATGGAGCAAGACGAATTCTTAAGTGTAATTTGTGATTTCTTACACTCTTTCAATAACCAATTCGATAGTGATAAGGATACTGATTTATTAAATATTCGTGACGAAATGTTAGGGGTAGTTAATAAGCTTAAGTACTTATTAACTCTTCAATAGTCTATTTTGACCCAAAACCAATAGTCTTTTCATTGGCTTTTTTGACTTTAGGTTTGACTTTCATTCCTTCAAGCAAGGCAATTGCGTCATCGAAAGTCTTATCTAATAAGAATACTGAGATGACTAGTTCTTTCAGGTGAGAAAGAGACATGTCCTCTGTTCTCTTAATCCAACGAACTAAGTCAATGTCATTTACCTTATCTCCTAGTTTTGCCCTTAGGTAGGCCTCCCTGATATCAGAGTTAGGCATGTCTACTTGATATCTACGGTCAAACCTAGATGGTCGATTAGAAATTCGTTCTTCTAGCTTTTCTGGATAATTGGTTGTAGCGATATAAACAACGTTTTCTATTTGTTTTACGCCGTCTAGGATGTTTAGTAATTGGCTAGTTGCATACTTGCCTTCTCCGGCAATGGCTTCCAAGTCTTCAAGGATTACTACGATCGGTCGAGTAGGCTCGATGCTTCTGAATAGAGGCATAAAATCAATGAAATAATCTACTGAATCTTCGTCCTTGATGTTTATTACGAGTCCTCCAAGCTGAATGATTTGCTTAACACAAAGTTGTATGATTCCAGACTTACCGCAGCCTGGCTCGCCATATAGAAGAATACCTCTCTTATGAACGAACCTATAGTTGGTGTAGAGTTCTTTGCTATCCCAAAAACGGTTGATGTCAGAAAGGATCTCTTGGATCTCAGCGGAAGGTAACTCATAAAGTTCATCGGTCTTAAATGGAAGACGCTTTAAGGTGACTTGATTTACTTCTCTATTATAGATAGGTTCGTACAATCCAGAAGGAACTGATGCTATAGTTGCGTGAGCAGGACAATATTCACCGTCAGATAAGGGTCTCCAACAGGAAACCTTTTTTGTATCATCAACTTCGTTTGATTTTAAAGCAGTCCCCTCAAGCATAATGTCTAAGTTGCTTAGTTCTTCTGCCATATCGATTCTTGTTTTAATCGCTTTAGATTTTCCCATTATCTCTTGTTTCTAGACTTCTTTTTTCTTTTAGGCTCAATCATTGTTGATTCTGCTAACATTTCATATCTTTGATGATATTGAGTAAGGTCATCAACTAAGATAGTTACTACTTTCTTGCCATTGTAGTACGGTTGCTGTTCCCAAGAACGGTGTATGTTTCGGCCAGTCGCATCGTTTTTGATGTAAATGGTGTCTCTTTCAAGATTAGATACTACTAAATCGTTACTAACAAAAGAAGTTTGTGAAAAAACAGTAGTTGAAAATAAGATTAATGAAAGTGATAAGGTTTTCATATTTTTATAGTTATGGTTTTTATGGTTTTTTTATCGTCTATTAATTCTATTAGATAGTCACCGCAAGCTAAGACTTCCATATTTAGTCGAGTTTCTCCTAACGTAGGAATAGTTATCATTTGGTCGTTAGGAAAAGTTACGACTATTGCACTAACTTTTAATTCTGACCAGTCGATGCATGCTTTACCGGAATCGATTGAATAACTTACATCACAAGTTTGAGCAAGTGAATTGAGACTAACTAATAAAAAAAGAGCTAGTATCTTAATTTTATTACTTCTGAATAAGGTTTCCATTAGATCACTATGAATATTAGATTACTATGAATTATACTTAGTTAAGATTGAAAAGTTTTGCTTAGCGCCTTTTTTAGCTCTAAAAGATCACTTTTATACATATTAATCGGTTCAATCTTTTTAATTTCTGCTAATTCTAGTTCCTTACTTTCGACTTGAGAAAGAAGTTCTTGAAACTTTTCAAGAGTAAGGGTGTGAATTGGCATGTTTAGTAAATAGTTGTATGAACCTTCCACTTGATCAAAATCAGCAGTCTCAAGATAGAGTATGATTTGACTTCTAGGAACGTTATTTACTATTAGATCGCCATCGATTATTGCCTTGATAAAACGTGCTCTGTTTGAAAGGACAAGTAGCTCTGATTCTAGTTTACTAATGATAAATGCTTTGCGTTTAGAATAATAACTTAATCTAAAATCTACAAAGTACTCGATAATCTCTCTAGCTGAGGTAAAGATCTTAAGTTGACCGTTTTCATCTAAGACTGTGAAGTTTTCAGTCTGCCTCTCCTCCATCTTTAACAAACGCTCAAGCTTGACTGAATCCTTTATTGTCTTTAAATCTTCTCTTCTAAACTTAACCGTATAATCGATGTTAGACTTGCAGTTATTTTCGTATGCGGCAATGCTACGCTTGTCCTCAATGTTTATTAGATGTTGATCAAACTTTTCATAGGTAACTGAAGGAGGCAGTTCAGAAACACGAATAGTTGATGTGTTTTTCACTTCATATTTGCCTCTAAATGTCCAAGAAAGCTGGGATTCTGGATTCTGAATACATTCACCATTAAATTCTAAATACCATGGAGCTGGATCTGGAAACTTCTTGTTTTCAAGCTTTTTTAGGCAGGCATCCACTAATGCCAATGGATTACGATTTAGGATGTTCGTTGCAAAACCAACAGCAATACCACTGCCTCCATTCAAGAGAACAGTAGGTATTATTGGTAAGAAATACTTGGGTTCAATCTCATTACCCTCTTCGTATCTTGATTCCAACAACTCAAAGTCCTTATATAGAAGCCTAAAGTTTTGATGCAGTTTAGTAGAAATATAACGAGGTGCACCAGCCTCAGGTGATCTTAATGAACCAAATTGTCCTATTGATTCTAATACTGGCATCGAGTTTTTAAACTTTTGTGCCATGGTTACTATTGCACCGTTTAGAGAACCGTCACCATGATGATAGTGAGCATCTGAGGCAACCTTTCCAGCTAATTGAAATATCTTCAATGGTTTCTCGTTACCTGACCTCCAGACCTTATTTGCAACGAAGATGATCTTACGTTGAGTTGGCTTAAAACCATCAATTACTGATGGAATCGCTCTTTCCTCAACTACATATTTTGCGTATTCTTTATAGTCGCTATCTAAGTATTCAGTAATTGTCTTTACTTCTGGTCGCATTTAAAGTAGTCGTTTGTTTTTAAGTAATCAAATAGGCTTTGAACGTCTGAGACTATTTCAACCTCTTCACCATCTATTGTTGCCCATGCCTTATAGTTGGACTTACCTATTCCATCGTTTATTGCACCTTTTTCATATAGAAACCAGTTAAACCAGTCTAATCCATCAGTAGTAAGGACTTGGCTTAGGAGAAAGGTAACAGTTTGATTATGAGGCTCAGTAAACTCAATGAGATCGATTCCGAGACCAAGAGCAGAATCCATTTTTCCGCTTGACTCAACCATAAGGGAGATAAGTTTTTCAAAATCAGAAAAGTTCATTGTTGTTGGTTATTTTATAGTTAATACTATAAGATTAGAAAAAAGTTCTAACCATAAACCAAACTAATCCAACTACGCATAAAATAATTGCTAGCCAAAGCAATATGAATTGATGTGCACGTTGGTGTTCATTATGATACTTCACTTGTTCCTAATATTCTTTCTTTTCTAGGCTTAGAATCACCTCCAAACCAAGCTTCTAATGATTGTTTATACTCCTTATCGTTCTTAAGTTGAATTAAGTATGGATTCTTTATGATCTCTTCGTATTCGATGTCTTCAAGAGCGGCAAGTCCTTTCTTATACTCTATTTCCCAAGAATTTAAGTTGTTTTTTGCACACCATTTCTCAAATTCCTGATTGGTGTAAAAGTTGATCGTCTTATTAGACTTTTTAGCGACTACTAGCGGAGTCATCACCTTATATACTCTGCCTTGATCAAAAAGTTCGGGCCAATACCTATCAAAAAAGTTTATTAGTAGAGAAGCGATCGAATTGCCGTCTGGATCAGCATCAGTGTAGATATAGATCCTTCCATATCGTAAGCTGCTAGGTTCTTCGCCAAGCTTTAAGCCTAGTGATGCCATTAGCTGCACAGCTTCATCATTTTTGATGATTTCTGAGCTTTTCATCTCGCTAACGTTAATAAACTTACCTTTTAGTGGAAATGCGCCAACAGTTTGTGTGTCTCTAAACTTACGAACGGCAGAAAGGGCTGAAAGTCCTTCATAAATGCCTAATACACATACTCCACGATCGCCCTTACGTTGGGCATCTATCAATCTAGGAATCTTTGTCTTATCTAAGTCTTTATTTAGCTTTCTAAGTTCAGCTCGCTCTTGAGCTAATGCCTTTTTCTCAATCCAGTCCAAAACGGATTGAATTATCTCGGATTTAAAGACTAGCTTTGCGAGCTTATCCGTTATTTCGTGTTTTGTGCCGAAATCCTTGACCTCGGTGATCAACTTTTCTTTAGTCTGTGAACTAAAGAAGGAATTTACTATTGTAGAATCAATAAAAACGTATAGATGGTTACGTATGTCACTTGGTTTAACGTCTACTCTATGTTTTTTCTTGATCATTTCTCTCAATTGAGCAATGAGCTGATTTGTTATGTACTCTACGTGAGTCCCACCGTCTTTTGTGTGGACTGAGTTGACAAAACTTACGTTTTGAAAGCCGGTTTCAGACTTTGCGAATCCGATCTTCCAATCCTTAGTCTCCTCAAAGAAGTATTCTTCAACATATAGCTTAATATATTCTTCGAAGCTCTTAAATTTGAGAATAAACTCACTTTTTTCACCATCTTTTATCTTAGTAAGCTTTAAAGTAAGTCGATTGTTACATGCAACTAAGTCTAAACACCTCTTGAAAAGTATTTGAAAGGACTTTTCGTCGATCAGTTTCATTTTAAACCTCTCAAGGTCAGGGAAGAATGATATTTCAGTAAATCCTCTCTTAGCAGGGTTGATTCTCGCAGTAGTTCTCTTACTCATATTATTAGTAAAAGTCTGTTCGAACCTATTTTTGCCATCGCACGTTGAGATTGAAAAGCTTTTGCTAAAAATATTGGTTAGTGTGGATCCTACTCCATTTGTACCTGCAACTGTGCGTTGTTCAGAATCGTCAAAATTAGATCCAGCCTTTAAGTTTGAGAAAATCATCTCTGGAATCCACTCTTTGTGGACTGGGTGCTTCTCTACTGGAATTCCACCATTATCCCAAACGGTTATTTCAGTAGTATCGAGATTAATGTTAATTCTAATCTCATTTAGTTTTGGATTTCGTCTATGTTCATCAACTGAGTTAGAAACAATCTCATCAAAGATCTTGATAAAACCTGGATTGTAGTTTACTTCCTCAATAGTCACTCTTTCTCCATCATAGAGGTATTGTTCTCCGGTATGGATTGCAACAGATCCAATATACATCGAAGGTCTGAGTAAGACGTGTTCAACATCTGTTAATTTTTGATACTTTGACTCTATTGACTTCTTAGCCATTATCTTTTTGATAGTTTTTTTATTTTAAGCGCCTCCTTAAAGTAACTAGGAACGTTTGTGGTTGATAGTATCTGATCGAAACACTCGTCAAGAACGTATGTCTCTGCCCAATCATCATCATTTCTTATTGATCTACCATATGCTTGTAAAAGATCAATTAGGGCCTTCCAATTGTACCATTCAGGACGAGTCTCAAGTCTTTTCTTAATCTTTGTACTCATAAGGTTTGGAAAAGGTACCTTTAAAATAACTTGAAACCTAGAAAAATCATCTTTTAGGTCTATTCCATTGATCATGGACGGCGAGACCAATACAGTTGACTTCTCAGATCTTAGGTGTTTTTCCAAAGAAGACTCCCTGGTTGAAGAATCATGAAAGATTAGTCTTGAATCTTCAATTGATGATTTTATCCAATTACTAAATTCATAGTTTGATGTATGGATTATGCCTTTTACATCATAATTCTTCTCAAGAATCTTTTCCATGATTGGAACAGCTCGACCGAATGTCTCCTTCTTATTGTAATAAGACATCTTACCGAACTTTACGTAGATTATTGGCCTTTTTTCTGGCTTAAATGGACACGGCAGAGCGAGGTATCGTACATCCTCGTTCTCTATGCCCATGATAAAAGAGAAAAGGTCCCGATCAAGAATAGTACCTGACATCATAATCACATGATCATACTCTCTCCAAAATAGATCATTTAGATAAATGTTGCCCCAAATAGGTTCCGCTAGAATCCTGATTTTACCAAACTGATCGAGATCCTTTTCAAAGATCCAGTTATTTTCGTAATTTTCTTTGTCTTTAACAAATCTGCCGAATTTACAAAGAGTCTTATCTGCGTGATCTGCTTTACGCAAGATCTCTATCTTTTTCTTTTTGACTCGTGTTTCTTTTGCTTCCTCTATTAATTCATCGGCCTTTTGCTCTAATAGAGGAATTATTATTGAACTCGTATATTCTGATAACTCAGTAAGAGAAGATATTTCAGAAAGATCTTTTTCCATCCAATCCTTCCATATGTCTAGAGCCTTTATTGATCTCTCAGAATACACTGACGAAATGAAGTCACAGAAGGTCTCCTCAAAGGAGTGAGCCTCATCTATGATTAGAAGCTTTGATTTTCTCTCAACTAACAAGTCAGGAGAATACATCGAATATGCAGTAATTAGGTGAAAGTTAGTGATGCTTAATGGGCTACGTAAGAACTTTGATTGTGCTAGTTTATATGGACACGGTTGACATGACGTCTTGCTTGCCTGATTTAAAACAGCAGCTTCACCACAATTCATGTTTTGTCGCCTACAGAAGTAATTGCTCTTACCCTTCAAGTTTGACATAAAGGGAAAGTCTTTAGTGTACTGTTCCTGCAGTAGTTTAGTGTTTGTCAAGATGTCGATCTTTGCTTTCTTTGAAAACTCGTTTCGATACCACTCAGCTATCATAACTGCTGCATACGACTTACCTACACCGGTCGGTGCATCAATCATCATGAATTTTCCGCCTGACCCTATAGAGCTCTTAACGAACTCTAGCATTTCAGTCTGTTGGGGTCTTGGTGAAAATTTAAGATCGATCTCCATCTACTATGCTATCTTTTTGATTATCTTTTCTAGATCAACTTTTACTTCATCTTCAATCGGTTCAGTTTTTCCTTCGGTTTGTCGCTTAACAATTGATTTTAAGGTAGCTTCACAGCACACCTTCATTATTTCTTCTTCCCTTTTACTAAACTTTGGTTTTAGAAATCTAAATCGTATCATGTTTAATTTAATTCTTATTATAGAACTATGAGATTTGTTTTGGTTTTAATTGACTGTCGTGGTACCAAATGGCCCGGCCAGTACCATCGATCCTTTTTTGGGACTTTCCATAACACTGAATCCACCTCTCAAAACTAAACCGCGGTATCTTAAATGGACTTTCCCAATCCTTTAGCTGGCCTCCACCTAACTGGTAGGCTTCTAATGGGATTCTTTTACATAATTCGGCAATCAATGGATTACTAGATAGGGCCTTTCTAGCCTCCTCAAATGGATCTTGCGAGGCACGATAGAGTATCTCGGCCCTAAGATAATTACCTATCCCATTAAAAAACCTCTGGTCTAATAATAACTCACAGATAGGTTTTGAAAAGACTGAACGCTTGATGTTGTTATCGATGTTTTCAAGAAACTTTTCGTGTTCTTCAACTGGGCATGGGCCACGACTCTGTGACCAGTCCTCAACAACCTTCCATTTAGCAAAACGTCGGACATCAACTAGACATAGTGAACCTAACTCGACTGATCTAAAGACCATGTGAACATGGTTAGGCATGACACCGTCCTTTTCAATATATTTCCAATGGCCAGACATTCCCATTGAGCAGCTTATTTTCATAAAGACTTCTTGACCCTGAATGATTGAGAGCATGAGTTCCTTACCTTTTGCTTCGGCGCAAATACTAAATATCTGTAAATCACTAGGTGTAGTTATTCCAAGTCCTCTCTTCCAAGCACTCTCAGAAAATAAAAAACTAGTAAAATTTTTGGTTTGACAGACATCATTAATGTAGTCTGCCATGATCCTTATCTCGGCTAATTCTGGCATAACATAAGAATACTAAAAACTGTTGATACTTAAAAACTGAAAATATATTAAGCTTCGAGAAAAAAGACTAAAGTAAAAGATAAATAATAAAAAAATTGAGATACAATGGCAAATCCAGTTATGAATTACAATCAGTTCATGGCAGCTTTCAAAAAGGCAGAAGCTGGTTATAGAGGAAAAGCAAACGTTTCTGCTAATGACAAGACAGGTTCTGCAAGAGTTAACCAAGGCTTGGTAGAAGGTCCAGTAAAAGGTAAAGGTACTCCACACATCGGCAAGTACACTAAACAATACATGACTACTGCTAAGAACAAGAACATTGTAAAGTAAATAAATCTTAACAATAAGATGAGAAAAGCAATCGAGAGGTTTGAGAGATACTCCCTATTAGAAAAGAAGGGAGATCTTAAAAAGCTAGTCGGCAAAGAAGACGACGAAGAATTGACTGTGAATGATGCTAAGAGACTTGGTGTCAAGATTGCTAATATGGATGGTGAAGAAAAAAAGAAATATGTAGGAATCATTAACTTTTTGGGAGCATCATGTAACATCTATAACGAGATCTGGAAAAACTATACAAGAACTCGAGACAGAAAAGATAGAAATGCATAAGCTATTTGAAAACACTGGAGATGACGTCTCTGGAATAAAGGACGGCGGTTTTGTTTTTCAAGCAATCCTAAGTTATGACATGAGATGGTCTATAGTTAATGGAGAAGCTAAATACGATCAACGTTGGGTTGAAGGAAAGCTTCACCAAGTAGACATCTATCCAGACCTAAAATTCATGGAGGGTCATGCAACCCTAAACTACGTTATTCTCAGCGAAGTAAACCTTTTCAAACGTAAACTTGACCTAGCTACTGAGTACATTAAGATGGCATTTTCTAAGGGATATGCTGACGAGATGAATGGCATAACTGTAGCTCAGGACCAAGAAGAAGAAAAGGGTCCTATTACTGGAGGAATTCCAAAGGTTGAACAGCCTGAACAGTGGGATATTGACTTCACAGATGCACTAAATAAAGCGAATCAAAGAAGTTCCTCTCAAGGAGGAGTTGCTGGAGAAGTAGAAGGCAGCGGACCAGCTGGTCAATTGGGCCAAGGACAAGCGGCTTTACCTGCTCCATCAAACGAAGCAGACTCTTCTAATTTACCAGCAACTACTGAAAAACCCGGAGTGCCAGCGACTACTGAAAAGCCAGGGCTACCTGCTACTTTTGAAAATCCAGAAGATAAGGAACATGGCTCCGAAGAATTTCCCATAATTGACATAGAGCCGGATCCAGTAGGCCCAGCCCCTCTTACTGCTGAACAGAAGAAGGCAATAAACGATAAGTACTTTAAGGATACTGACATCAAGATAACATTTAAAGCGGACCGTGTGGTTCTTAGAGAGATTTCGACGAGTAGCGTTGAAAGCACGAGGCCGACTTGTACTCTAAAGCTTTCTACTGGAATGGTAGATACATTAGACGGTCAACCTATAAATTCTTGGGATAACTTTAAGATCTATGCAAGCGGCGCACCGTTTGATGGGATGATAATCGATAACACAACCGTTCCGCCGATCTCTAAAGCGATAATGTATGATCATGTAGAAAACACAAATGATTTGATATTTAGGACGCTGCTGCCTTCGCTTATATTGGAATTTTCAGGAGATTCTGTAAAAATAGATACGTATAGCAACAGATCAGCGCAAGTTGGATTCAAGGCAGAAGTAGATTTTGAAGACATCTTTAAGGAGAAAGAATCAGCACCTGTGATTGAACCTGAAGAAGGAGAAGAAGAGGATGACGATAAGACTTCTACAGAAGAAACTGATAGTTTGACTAAAAAGACTATCGAAAAATCAGAAGGTGAATAATTTACTGGAAGAACAAATAAATAACTAAAATAATCGACACAAAATGGCAGGTTTACCATATTGGACAAACTCAACGGCAGCGGTTAAGTATTACGAACCGATCTACCAAAACCAATTTGAGGTAATAATCACACCTCCAGCAGCAATCGGAGGAGCTAATGTTTCTCTGTTAGTTGAACACGTTACAAAAATAGGAGGTCTACCTGAGATCAAGTCACCAGGTACACTTGTTGAACAAGAATACAAATTCGCTACTAGAAGTTATGCTGGTTCTAAACCAGACCAGACTTATGCTGACCTTAAGATCGATTTCACAGTCAACTTAAACGAGGAGAACGATGCATACGTTTATAACATCTTAAGAGCATGGAACGACATCGTTTACAATCCACAAAGTGGTGCTCAAGGTCTTAAAAGAAACTATGTCGGAGAGATCGCAGTAGTAGTATTCAATAAGGCTGGCGAGATATTTAGAGAGTTTAAGTTTCCTTCAGTTATTCCTAATAGTAACTTGAGTGAACTTTCTCTAGATTACACCGGAACAACAATTTACGAATTGAGTGCTACATATAGAGCTGATTACTGGATCGAAAGTCGCATCGGACAAATTAACGTATAAGACAATGGAAATGTTCAACACACATAGAAGAGACTTATTAGGATTCGAAGATTATATGGATCTTAAGAAGCCTGGTTTCGGAGGACCTAAATCTGCGATTGCAGCAAGAGATGCTAAAGGTAAACTTATTGATAAGAACCCCAAGCTTGCTCAACATCGTCACGTAGTTGAACGCGATCCTGCTTTTTCTCACAAGGTATGGGACTCTACGTATAAAGCAATGACTCATGACTTAGTATACAAACAAGAAGGTAAAAAACCTTTTACGTATCCAGATCCTTATTTAACGGCATACCCTACAGTTGAGGTTGGAGAAATAGACGAAAGCACAAAGGTAGTTTCATTTAGTCGTTTTATAAACGAAGCAGTTGACCCAAATGAAGAGGAATGGACGCCGGAAGACTATCCAGAAGACATCTACCCAGAAGGAAAAGACGAGACTGACTATCCGACTCCATATGATGATGAAGGCATTCCTTTAGCAACTTCTTCTCCTGAGATTAAGGAAATTGAGGCTAGATTGAGAAGATATGAAGGTTCTGGAAAATCTGATGAATATGGAATGAATCCACAAGAAGCTGATTATTCTACATGTTGTGGTGCACAAATCGAAGAGACTGGTAGTTGTTCAGAATGTGGATCTGACTGCACAGACACTGGATCAAGCTGGAAAGAAGATGAAGAGTATGGAATGAGCCCAGAACTAAGCAACGATCCTGCAAATCCGTTGGGTCTTTCTAAAGAAGAAATGGATAAGTTCCTTAAGGATTTAAACGGTTAATCTTCTGCGTAACTCTTAGTTAAGTCTAAAATTTCTAAGTTTGGATGATTTATTAAATCGTCTTCTTCTAACTCCTTTGAAGGAATTATGAAATAACTAAACTCTAAATCTACGTATTCTTCGTTGATAAAATCTATAGAATTTAATATTGTGCTTATTGATAGGTTTGCATTTAAGTAAATGATTCTTGTATACTTCTTGTTCTTTACTTTAATTGCTTTATCTAAAAGCTTTTTTACCTCATAGTTTAACAAAAAGGACTGAACCTTATTTGGTATCAGAAATCGGGTGTTGAATTTATCCTTAACGATCTTTGTGACGTTGAGAATGTAGTCGGTCTTGCTCTTTTTAGCAAAAGCTCCGATAAAACTCTTGTATTCTCTAACGAACACGACTTCCATCTTTCTCTTTTCCATGTTTAAATGTCTAGGTGGACGACATCTATGCCGGCTTCCCTTAATATTTTTACTCCAGAAATGTCTCTATATTCTTCTTTATAGATGACTCTCTTTATCCCAGCCTGGATTATCATTTTTGAACAATCTTTACAGGGAGAATACGTGACGTATAAGGTAGAGCCTTCGGTATTTTGAGTAGACCTTGCAACCTTTAGCATCGCATTTGCCTCAGCGTGTAGAACATACCAATGAGTCTCGTCATTTGCATCCTCACAATCGTTTGGAAAGCCCTTAGGAGTTCCATTAAACCCATCTGAGATTATCGTTCCATCCTTGACTATGAGCGCACCGACCTTCTTGCGTTTGCAGCAAGATAAAGCTGACCACTCAGTTGCCATCTTAAGGTAAGTCAAATGATATTTTAGATCCTTTTGAGTCATTTGGTTTATATTTTGGTTTGTTAATTAGCGGCCCAACTACAAGTAAATTAATAATTAGTTCTATCGCTAACCATTGTAGGTAACCTAATTCTACCCCAAACACCTTGTCTAATTCTGTCCAAATATATGCATATTTGCAAAGTAAGGCAGTTAGAAAAAAGGTAGCTACTTTTGTGATAAAGTGTCTCATGAGTTTAATTTATTTTTTATCCAATTCATTAGTTCATCTCCCATTCTTTCAGAAAGATCGGTTTGAGTAGAAAATAGCCTATTGAATAGGGGAGATGGCTTCCCTTGAGTAGAAATCAATTCTTCTCTAACTCTTGGAATTTCTATGGGAACAAACTCTTCATCAATCATTCTTTTAACTAGATCAAAGTGTCTTTCGTACACATGAAATGAGTTGGCAATGTGAGTATAAGATCCCATTGTTAAGTCTTTGAATTCATCTCCTCCATGCATTACTAGGTGAAAGAGTATCTGTGATTGTAAAGTAGCAAAGAATGCTATATCAGTCGGTAGACCAAGTATCACATCGTTGCTTCGCATGCTGACTGTCAAGTTTAACTTGTTGTCTCTTATCTGAAAGATTCCATACATGGTGCAAACAAAGTCCTTGTTACCTTCTCTCTGATGAATCGGTAAGTTAAAGTGTAGAACTGCTTGTCGACTGTCCTTATCTTTTCTTAAGGATTCGAATGCCCACTCGTATTGAGTAAAGTTATGTTCGTTTGGATTGTTGAATAAGAGATGACCATAGGAAGAATTAACGGTCCCGTCCTCGTTTTGAATTGATTCCCAAAACTTGGCATACTTTGCAATGTATTCAACATCGTTTCTTCCCATAAAATACCAAAGAAGTTCGGCTGCAATATATTTCAATTGAGAAGAACGCACTGGGTTTTGATAAAGACAAGAAAGAGGGTTCTCGATTACTAGAGCAACATCGCAATTTTCTTTTATTGCCATGTCTCTGGGCCTAGTCTCATATTCAGGGAAAGTAAGTAAGTCAAATAGGCTTTCCTTATAGGCCTCAGCAAATGTTTCAGATCTGTAAGTTATCATATAGATATTATATCAGACACGGTTGGAAAAGTTTTAATTTTAGGATAAATATAATAAAGCTGTTTCACATGGGCGTTAGCCAAATGTATCCCATATTTGATTTCAATGAGATTGATTACGATAAGATTCCAGTAGGTACCTATCTTTTAGGCTTTGATTCCAGTAACGGAATGAAACTATGTAAGATAAACCATGCTGGAGTAATAACTGTGATTGAAGGTGGCACTAGTGGAGGTGGAGGAAGCGCAATCGAAGTAAAAGACGAAGGGACTACCTTAACTACTTCTTTACAACTTTTGAATTTTGTAGGTGCAGGAGTAACTGCATCTACTTCCGGAACAAATGGAGTAATAATAACTATCCCAGGAGGATCAGGTACTTCTGGTACTTCTGGAATTTCAGGATCAAGTGGCACAAGCGGTACTTCAGGTATAACTGGAACTTCTGGTACATCAGGATCGAGCGGAAGTTCAGGGTCCAGTGGATCATCTGGATCAAGTGGAACTAGCGGATCGTCTGGGGCACAAGGAGCTCCAGGAACGTCCGGCTCTTCAGGGTCTTCTGGGTCAAGTGGGTCTTCAGGGTCAAGCGGTACTTCAGGGTCTTCTGGGTCAAGCGGTACTTCAGGGTCTTCTGGGTCAAGTGG